GTGCAGACGTAGGTCGCCGGCATCAGGCAGTCTGCAGGCGGCGCACGTTGGACGCGAGCGCCCGCGTGATCTGATCCACGAACTTATGCGGCAACCGCTCCGACGCGATAATGGCGCCTTCCATGTGCAGATGGACCGTCGCGCCGCCGCCCGCCTTGCTCCACGGCGTGATGAACTCGCCCTCGCCGCCTTCGCCCACGCGAACGACCGTGCCGCCTGGCCGCGCGGGCACGAACCCGCCTTGGGCGAACCCCTGCAAGTGCGACCAGTCGGGCGCCGACGTGCCGGGCGGGATGTTCGGATCGACCGATGGCGGCGGATCGCTCGGATCGTACGGCTGGCCGGTGGTCGGATTGACGTACGGGTTGTTCGGGTTGACCGGATCAGGCCCGCCGCCCGACGGCACGTCCGGCGAGACGCCGCGGTTCTCGTCGCCGCCGCCGAACCAGCCCTTGATGCCGTTCCAGATGCTTTTCAGCCCGCTCCAGATCATCTGGCCGAGTCGCTTGAGACCTTGTATCGCGAGGTCGGCGGCAAGAAACAGCAGCTGATCGATGCCCGCCATGACGAGGCTCGTGATGCTGCCCAGGACCATGCTGGTCACGCCGCCGAGCGCCTTGCCGAGCGGGCCGCCGATGGCACGCTGGACGAGTAGATCCGCTTGATCGCCAAACCGGAAGAACGTCTCGCCAATCTTGTGGAACGTATCGCGCCACAACATGACCGTCTCGCCGGAGGCCCGCTGTTGCGCTTCGAGCACGCGCTGCCAGGCTTCTTCGAGTTCGTCGGCGCTGGCGTTCCCGTAGCGGGCGATGTCGGCGTACGCCTGCTCGGCGTCGCGCGCCTGCTGTTGCAGGTTGCGACGACTGGTCATGCCGAGCGTGTCATACGCACGATCCAACACGCGCGTCTCACGGTCCAGCGCGGCCGTGGCGTTCGCGGTTTGCTGGAGCGACGGGATGGCTTGTTCCCGCATGGCCTTCGCGCCGCGCTCGAACAGTTCCTCGTAGAGCACGGGCGATGGCGCCGTGGCGAGCATGTCTTCCAAGTTCTGCGCCAGCGTCTTCGTGGACTTCGCCATCGCGAGCTGGTTGAACTCGGCCTTCGCCGTCTCGCGCCAGATGTCCTGCAGCACGGGCGGCAACTTCGCGCCCTGCGCCTTCAACTCCATGACTTGCTCGATGAGCGCGTCCTGCGTGACCTTGCTTTCGAGCTGTTGCGGTGTCAGGCGCTTGTAGGCGGCCGTGAGGTCGTCCACCTTCGCGGCGAGCGCCTTGCCTGACAGCGTGTCTGCGAGTTCGTCGATCTTCTTGTTGTAGGCTTCCGCTTCCTTAATGCTTCGCTCGGTCTCGTCGTTGAGTTTGTCCTGCGCCTGCATCAACTTGTCGAGTTCGGCGCCCGTCGCGCCCGCCGACATGGAGATGGCGTCCAACGCTGGTGGCGCCGTCGATGGCAACGAGTACAGGCCGGACACGATTTCCTTGAACCGCGCGAACCCGCCGCCGATAGACACGACGCTCGCTAGATCGGCGCCAGAAAACTTGCTCAGCAGGTTCTCAATCGCGGCGGCGATCTGCCCGAACCCGCCAACCACCGTGCCGATGTCTGACTGCACGGCGCGGGACATGTTCGCCCACATGTCACTGAACGCATCGAGACCGGCGACGGCCCCGTCGCTCATCCCCTTCATGCCCTTGGTGAGTTTTTCGACGTCTGCTAACAGCAGTGGCAGGTATTGGGCGCCTGAACGTCCCAATAACTCCCACGCAACAGCCGTGCGCTGGGCTGGGTCTGGCAGCTTAGCGATCTCCCTCGCGATGGAGATGAAGGCTTCGTCTGGCTTCATCGCGAGAAGTTGTTGGACTGAGAGGCCGAGATCTGCCACGGCCTTTTGTGCGCCCTTGTCCCCGATCAGGTTGCGCTGCATCATGTTGACGCCGCGCGCCGCCGCCTCCAAACTCACGCCCACCGTGCGCCCCACCGCGTCGAGTTTCTGAAGCCCGCTCACGCTGATGCCGGTCTGCGCCGAGAGATCTGTCAGTCGGCTGCCAAACTCCACGATGTTCTTGATCACCGTGCCGACGCCAACGCCAACCATCGCGCTTCGCAGCGCCTTCAACCCGCCCACGACAGACTTGCTGTTTTCAGGTGACGACGAGTTGCCGATCACCGTGGACGCTTTGCCGCCCGCTACCTCTACCTGCTTCAGTCCTTGCTCAACGGAAGCGAGCGCCGCCCGAGCGGCTGGCGTGTCTTCGACTTGAATCCTGATCTTGAGTTCTCTAGCCATGATCAGGCTGCGCCTTCCGTGGGTAGTACGCCTCGTACAAGATGCCCAGCCGTGTCGTGACGTCCGAGAACTCCGACGGGCTGAGGTCTGCCGTCAAGCGCGACAACGCGATCGACGCCGAGCCGGTATCCACGAGAAACCGCGTGCAGAGTTGCCGGAACAGCGACCACGCCTCCGCGTTCTCCGCGTCGAGTTCGTCCAACTCTTGACGCACGAGACACGTATCGCAGTCGAACTGCGAACAGTCGGTCGCTAAGACGTCGGGATCGGCGGTTTGGCAGCATGGGAAGTTGCGCCCGTCACTGACCCACCACACGGCGAACTTTTCCAGGTCCGCGAAACGTCTCGCCGCGCGCCGCCTCCACGGCGACCACTTCGCTGAGTCCCGCCTTCTCGAGCAGCGCCGACAACCGGATCTCGTCCAGTTTCAGCTTGTAGTCGCGCTCGCAGGGCGCCGGTTCGCCGTCCCAGAGGATGCCCGCCCACTTCGTGAGCGCGTAGTCCACGAGATCCCATGAGACCTTCTGCGCGTCGACGACCTTGTCCATCGCCCGCGTGCGCGGGTTCGGCACTCTGGTCGTGTTCTCCTCGATGATCCGCTCGCGCACACCGCGCGTCAGGAGCCGGATCGTGTAACTCGTCTCGGGATCGCCGCCGGCGACGAGTTCGGAGTCCTTAACGGTGATCTCGTCACCGTCCTTCATCAGTTTGACGGGCATCTGGCTCCTCGTTAGAACGCGGCGTCCACGTGCGTGTTGATGAGCGTGAGCCGGAACGGGTTGACGATCGGGATGCCCGTCGGGCTGGTCGTCGCGAGCTTCGCCGTGAACGTCGCCTCTGGCTTGACCTGTTGCGCGCCTTCGACCGCGAACCCGTTCGTGTCGTCCAGCTCCAGGTGCGGGAACTGGTACAGCCGCGAGTACTTGTCCGTCGAGTTGATGAACGCGCCCAAGAACGTGAGGTCCGCCTTGAAGACGCCGTTCGTGCGGAGCACGGTGTAGAGCGACGTCGCGGAGATCGTCGTCATGCGCGGATATTTGATCTTGACCTGGCAGACCGGGTGGCCGTTGTCCGCGGGCTCGTGAATGTAGTCCTGCCCGAATACGTGCGGCCCGTCCTGCGGGCGCTCGAACGTGATATCGCAGGTCTCGATCTTGATCGCGTCGGACGCGCCGAGTGCGCCCGCGGTCTGCGCGTTCATCCGGAACGTGCCGTGGTTCCTGAAGACTCGGTTCCCGAGACTGACGAACGACGCCGAGTGAACCACCGAGCGTCCGTTCGTGCTGGAGATGTTCGTCGGCTTCGAGCCGAGCAGCCGGTACGACTTGTCCATCACGCCGCCGTCGCCCACGGCCTCACCGAAGCCGAAGACCTTCGCGGAGGTCAGCTCGTCCACAAACGTCACCTTGTCGATCGCCCACGTCAGGCCCAAGCCGTCGGTGCTCGTCGCGAGGTCGATGACGTGCGAGTACGACGGCGTCTGTCCGGCCGCCGAGTTCGACAGCGTCGCCGCGGCGGGCGACCCCATCGCGAGCGCGTCGAGAATGAACGTGTGATCGTCATACCTCGAACGCATCGCCCACGTCAGATCTGGGGCGGTGACGTCGCCGTAGTCGCCGCGGCCGAGAAACGGCTGGCCGAACGACTCGTCGTTGACGCGCGCCGGCTGCAACTTCAGCCCACCCGTGGTTTCGAGGTACAGCCCCTTGGTGACGGCCGCCGCCACGCCCCACGAGTTCGTGCCGAACTTGGCGAACGCCGCCTTGACTTCTCTCCCTGTGACTCCAGCCATGTACGTGACTCCTAGACGGCGACGGCCGCCTCAAAATTAACGGGCACGGTGAGCCGTGCGAGTAGATATCCGGCGCCGACGGGTTGTTCGACGGCCTTGGTCTGGCCGCCGTCGTCGACGGCATAGATCCCGCTGTCGCTGCCGTCCGAGACAATCGCGTTGAGAATGGCGCGGGCGTTCTGCCAGCAGAGACGGCGGGCCACTTGATAGTCGTTGTCGATCGACCGCTGCACCGTGACGGTCACCACCGCGCGGGCTTCTTCGTGCTCACCGATGTGGCCGATGGGCGCGAGGCCAGCGAACGTGACCGTGAACGCCTTGTCGTGCGCGCCTGCGGGTTGACGGGTAAAGTCGAACCCGACGGCCTCGGTGAAGCCGAGCGCCGTCACGACGTCGCGCACGCGATCCACGATGGCGTCTTCCGTGGTGTCGGCCATCAATACCGCTCCAGGCGCCAGCCGCCGCCGCTGACTTCCGCCGCGGTCTGGTCGTTCTCGTCCGGCGAGATCACGTCGTCGCCGTCGGTGTCGAACTCGCCGCCAATCTGGTCCGCCACGCGGAGCCAGGCGTCAGACGCTTCGCGCTCGTAGTACTCGGCTTTTTCGCGCCATGGCCCGTCTTGACCGATGGGCGCTTCGCGGAAGATGAGCGCGAGCGTCCGCAGGGTGACGCAGGCGCAGAGGCGTGACCGGCGAATGACCGAGATCGGGCCAATCTGCGAACCCGTGGGCGCGGCCGAGAGCGACACCTTCGCCCAGTAGGCCGGCCCGTGCGTGCTGATGGTCCGCTTGACCAGCGCCTCGGGCAGGCGCCACGTAATCGCGCCGCCGACGGCAAACGGTTTGCCCGCGCGGCTCGTCGCGTCGACGAGGTCGTCTGGCGTCGTCCACTCGTCTGTCCAGAGCGCGAGCGTCGGCGTCGACGCGACGGTATTGACCGCCTCGTGGACGCGCACCGACAAGCCGCGGAACGGCTCCTTGTGGCCGATGTAGAGGATGTCGCCGGACGCCGCGAGAATCGTCGCGAGGTTGAGTCCGTCCTGCGTCTGCGCGAGTGCGGTCACGTCGGTCACGACCGAACTGGTCACGCCGAGCACATGCGTCGCGATCAGGCGCGTGCGGAGGAGGTGCGGCAGGAACCCGCGCGCTTCGAGCAGCGGGAACAACCAGTCTTCGAGCGCCTTCTGGCGACGGCTCACCCACTCGGCGGCCTTGAACTGCTGCAGGATGGTCCGCTCGTAGGCGATCAGGTCGGTATCGGTGACGAGGTCGTTCGGATGCCAGCTCATGCGCGCACCTCCACCGTCACCGGCTCGACGTCGAGCGGCTTCTGGCCCTTGAGCGGTTCGAGCATCGCGTCAATCCGCCCAGTCAGGAGCGTCCGCACGTCTTCCGGCGACCGCACCCACGCGCGCACCGGCTTAGCGCGGTGGCCGTTGATGCCACCGACCGCGCCCGTGATCGCGATCTCGACTTCGATCGACGTCGCGACGCACTGCAGCGCCGACTCGTAGAACGGGCGCCCGATCGCGTGGTACTTGTGCGCCGGGTCGAAGAAGTACTCCTCGAACAGCGCGACGACCTGACCGTAGTGGTACTTCGCCTTTTCGGTCAGGGCGCCGTTGTACTGCTGGCGGTCCCAGAGCGCGAGGTTCGCGTGATCGCGGAGCACGAGCAACTTGCCGAGCAGGCGGTCAGGGAAGACGTGCTGGTCACGCACGAGCAGCGGCAGGTTCCGGTAGAGCGCCTTCTCGCGCCGGATGCCTTCGTGCAGGTACCCGGTGTGCGCGATCTGGACGTCCGCGAGCTGGAGCGCCGGCTGGATGTCGCCGTTACAGTCGCCCATCTGCGGCTGTTCGTGGACGCAGCCGTAGAACTGAATATCTGGCCCCTTGCGGAACACGCGCGTCGGCGTGTCGGTGCCCATCGCCGCGTCCATGTAGAGGTGGTTCTGCGGGATGACGTAGCCGCGGAACACTGGCCCGTCGAGATACTTGCCGAGTTCCTGCGCGCCACACAGAATCTCGTCGCTATCAATCCAGAAGAACCACTCGCCCGTCGTCGCGTGCATGACGACGTTGCGGGCCTCGGAGAAGCCGCCCTGTAGGCTCGAGACATCGCCCACTGGCACGACGCGGGTCTTTCGCGGGAACTCTTTACAGATCGCGTCGAGGTCGTCCGCGCGGGCGCCCGTATCGCCAATCACGATCTCGTCGACTTGATCCCAGATGTTGCTCAGGCAGCGCCGCAGGTCGATCGCGTCGTTGCAGATGATGCCCGCCGAGATGCGGTCGTAGGGTCTCAGCAGCATCCGGCGATTCATGTCGCGCTGGCCCGCGGGGCCGTCGTGACGGTAACTGACCAGCCAGTTGCCGACCGTCTCGCCGCGTCCGGTGCGGCCGTACCACGGCAACGCCAACCGCTGATACCCGCCCTTCTCACCGAACAAGGCGTCGAGATCGGCGGGGCGGAAGTGCTGGACATGCGAGCGGTAGAGTTCGGCGTGTCGGTCGCAGAGTTGCGTCAGCGGTCCCATCGGGACCGTCCAGACGATGCGCCCTTGGTGCTTGACGGTACGCTCCACGGCGGCGATCAAGCCCTGCGTATTCTCGACGTGCTCCATGAACTCGCCGCAGAACGCGCCGTCGAACGTGCCGGCGCCTTGTTTCTTCAGCCACCACGACGGCTGCTGCGCGGCCATGTCCCACGCGGGCGCGGCGACGAACGTGATCTGCTGGGCGACGCCGTAGGACTCGGCGGCGCTCTGGGCCACTTGGATGTTGTTCTCCGAGAAGTCGATCGCCGTGATGTGCCGCTCTGGATCGGCCTGCGCGAGCCGGATCGCGAACGCGCCATTCCCGCAGGCGACGTCGAGAATCCGCTTACAGCCGTCGAACGCCTGGATGACCGACGTGTGGCGCGTGCTGTTGGCTTCGACTTCCACGCTCGTGTCGAGCGCGTACTTCGCATAGTGCGTGGCGGTGTGTTCCTCGCCCGCAATCACCCGATTCGCTAACGCGACAATGCGCGCTGAGTCGTCGGTCTCTGGCATCTCGGCGGCGACGATCTTGGCCGTCACGAGGTCGTCGTCGTGGTCGAGCCGTCGCAGGATGCCGGCCTTCTGTGCCTCGTAGCGCGTCTTGAACGCGCCCAGCAGAAACGCCTCCCACTCGGCCGCGATTCGCTCGTACGAGTAGTCCGCGACGTGCTGCAGCCCTTCGGCTACAGCGCCCCAGTAGTTGAATGTCGAGCCGCGGCAGTCGTCGAGCGCGTGGAGCACCGCCGAGATGCTGGCCTCGTGGTACGCGGCGTCCGTCTCGGCGTCGCCATGAATCAGCACACCCGATGGAATGGTCTCGGCCAGTGCGCCCTTGTAGGAGCCGACGAACGGCGTGCCGCACGCCTGCGCCTCGATCGCCGCGATGCAGGACGTCTCGCCAAAGGACGCGACGCCTGGATACCACATGACCGCCGACTCCGCGATGGCCTGATACAGGGCGGGCTTCCCGAGTTCGCCCAGATACCGAATCCCGCCGACCTCCTCGCTGATCCGTTCGACTTCGCGATCGAACGTCTGACAGACCGCGCCCCACCCATCCGGGTCATACATCGACGAGTAGCGGCAGAGCGCGAGTTCGGCGTTCGGGTTGCGCCTGCGGAGTTCCGGCCACATCTGGAGCAACGGCAACAGCCCGCGCTCCGGGCGACTGATATGGATGATCTGGTTCGGCCGCTTGACCGCGAACGCGCGGGCATCTTTCGCCAACTCCGCGTCGTGCCCGTTCTTCGTCACCCAGCCGAATGGGCTGAGTTCAGGGAGCCAGCCCTCCCACTGCTTGCGGTGGTAGGCCGAGACGTAGGCGACCGCGTCATACGCCCACGCGAGCGACATGACATAGTTCTTCATCACCTCGTTCGCCATGAGGTCCTGCGCCCAGAGGACGCGGAACTTCGCCTGGAACTGCTGCAGATGGCCGGGCTGTCGCAGGGCGATCGCGACGTCCCAGTCCTTGAAGATCGCCCACTGCCGCAGCTTCGTCATGCCGTGCCAGTGGACGCCGCCGTGGTCCGTGTCGTGCGCGTCCTGGCTGAGCTTCGTGGTGAAGATGTTGACGTCGTGCCCGCGCGCCGCCAGTCCACGCGCCAAGCCGAGCGCCGCCGACTCCGATCCGCCAAGCGACACGTCGCCCGCGATGACGCCCTTCGTAAACTCGACCGAGTCGATCGTGACGGCAATAGAAAGGCGCATTAGAACCGTGTGCCCAAGGACGCGAGCGTGATCGACAAGGCGTCGGCAATCCGCTGCGCTTCCTGAATCTCGCAGTTCCCGCCGCGCTCGAGGTTGACCAACATCTCGACCGTCGTATTTGACGCCTTCGCCAGCTCGTGATGCGTCAGTTCGTCGTGCCCGCTCCCGAGCGACTGGATGGCGACCGGCGCAACCACGCCCGCGCCACTACCGCTCGTGGCGGCCGAGACTTCGTCGAGCGCATCGAGCGCCGCGGCGACCAGCGTGCCGGTGTTCTTCGCGTTGTCGAGCACGCCCGCGCCGTCTGTGCCGAGCGTGACGGTGATGGCGTTGCCAGCGATGGCCGCTTCGAGCGCCTGATCCACCGTCGGGGCGCCCGTGAGGATGCGTACCGTGATGAGATTGCCCGCCGAGCCTGCCGTGGCGGCGGTGACGGTGATCGTCGCGTTCGCCACGGCGTTCAACGCCTTACTGGCCGCTTGAGCCGTTACGCGGTTACTGGCGAGGTTGTCGGCGCGAAACCCTCTCATGCGGCAGACTCCTTCTTGACCTTCACGACGGGGGCGACAAGCGCCGGGATCACTTCATCGCGGATCGCGCGCTGCCAGCGGAGCAGGACGTCGGGGCGGATCGGTGGCCTTGCTCTGAGCACTTCTTCGAGCACCGGGTGAACCATCTGCGCCCCTTCGTGGATAGACCCCGACGAGCGACCGGATTAGGGCCACTCGCCGGGGTGCGGTGTTCAGGCGTTAGGCGTGTGCGCGGCCCATGCTGGACTGGTGGTACAGCTCCAGCGTGTACTCGCCCACGATCTGCCCCTTCTGGTTGTCGCCAGACTTCGCGATGTCCTCGTACGAGAAGGACCGATTCGCCAGGTTCGGCACAACAAGCCGCTCGCGCGGCACAATCAGGATTTCCGTCGCCGGCAGCACGCGCGACAGGAACAACTCGGCCTGACCAAACGGCCCCGTGTAGGTCCGAATCACGCGCTTGAACTCCTCGCGCTCGTTCGAGTCCTGCACTTTCGTGTCGTTGAGGTCCGACAGCCCGCGGTACCAGGTCGATCCGGCCACGACGCCCCACGTCTCCGTGGGTGACGCGCCGTTCGCGTACATCGACTCCCAGACGTTCCCGATGTAGAGATGCGGGTTCGCCAAGAATGACGACGAGGCGATGGTCGAGTTGACGCCAGTAAGCTGCGCCTGGATGCCCTGCATCGTGCGCGTCGCGGTCGTCGTGCCGAGCGAGTTCGTCCCGTTGAAGACGCCCTTCACGACTTCGTTCTCGAGCTGGCGCATCACGTCCACGAGCGCCTTCGCCTTGCGGCCTTCCCACTTGTCGTTCCCGACCTGGCCGAGCGAGAACTGCGTGGCCGACTGCGCGAGTTCCATGCGGAACAAGCCGAGCGTGTTCGACCGCACGGTGCCGAGCCGGCGCGTATCCGCCCCGGTGTGATCGGCGCCTTCCAGCGACGCCGCGCCGCCGACGTAGAGCGTCCCACCAGCCGCGAGCGAACCCGCGACAGTCGTGCCGTTGTAGTCGCGCGCAATCACGATCGAGTTGCCGCCAGCGACAATCGACGTGACTTGGAACACTTCGGGCGCGGACGACTCGTTGCGGAGCAACTGCCCGACGTTGAGCGCGTTGCCAATGCCCGCGGGTCCGACCTGAATCGCGATCGGGGTCGCCACGGCCGCCGACGCGATGGCGGTCGACGCGATGATCGTGTTCGGGAGGACGTTATCCTCGATGAACTCGTGCTTGATGGACGTGGCCGCAGCCGGCGCGTCGCCCAGCCAGGCGAGAATCGGGGTTTCTTTGATGGACAGCGCCCGCGCCAGTTCCGCGATGTCGCGCTGAATCAGCGAGGCGGTGTTGAGTTCGTTTGATGCTAGACCGGAAAACGCCATGGGAGACTCCTAGGCGCTGCGCTTGCCTGCGTTGGCAAACGCTCGCGCCAGATTCGAGATCGAAGGGTCTTGGGCCACTTTCGCGACGTCGCGATCAAACGCTGACGCGGTATTGCGCGCCCCAGACAACGACCGGCCGCCGCCACGTCCACCGCCGCGGCCTTCGGGGGCTGCGATGTGGTGCGGCTTGTCGGCCAGGTACTGCCTCACGAGACCCTCGATCGTCAGCGGTTTCCCGTCGGCGTCGAGTTGCGGTTTACCCGGATCGTTCGCGTCTCTGACAAACGCCTGGAGTCCGTCGTCCAGTCCTACGCGGGGGGCCAATAAGGCTTCTAACTCCGCGAGAGATTCTTCGCGCGCCCCTTCGTTCAGGGCGGCGATCTTGATGTCTTTGCCCACCATCTCGGTCAGGCGGGCCGTGCGCTTGTTCACTTCGCCGTGGGCCTTCTTGACGAGTGCGTCACGGTCATCGAGTTCGCGCTGGTGGCGCTCGGTGCGAATCCGCTCGGCTTCCACCGCATCGCCCTTGGCCTTCGCCAGTTCCTCGGACGTGCGCGAGAGGTCGGCTTCGAGCGTCTTCAGCTTCTCGCGCTCGGACGCGCTCAGCCCTCCCTTTTTGAGTTCTGCGATCTGGCTTTCGACCTGCGACTTGGCGTCGGCGGCGGCTTTCGCGGCGCCCTTGCCGTACGCTTCCGCGATCTTGGTTTCGAGGAACGACTGGACGGGATCTGGCAGTGTGCCGATCTTGCCGTCGTCGCCTATTTCAATCTGTACGCTGGCCACTATGCGCTCCGAGACCCCTCGCCCGTCGCGAGGTTGACGCTGAGCCGGACGTCGAGTTCGCGCTCGATCGCGTCCTCATCGGCCGTGCTCAGCCCGAAAAACTCACGTTTCACATGCGACTTGCCGGCGCCCGTGATCTGGTGGAACGCCGCCTTCTCGCTCGGCCTCACGCCACGGCTGCGTTGGATCAACGTCGCCATTAGTTCGTGAAGGCCAGCGTGACGCCAGTGTCGTCCGGTTCGACGGTGATGGCGCGCAGCATCTCGCCGCTCAGTTGCAGGTCCACAGACCCGCTCGCGCCCATCTCGCGCTTGGCAGCCGCATAGCCCTCGCTGTACGGGGCGAATGAGTTGTCGTGCTGGTCGCGGCCTTCGAGTGTGCGGCGGACGATGCGCTCACGCGCGAGGCGGCCGACGCGGCCCCAGTCGTCACGAGTCAGGAACTTCAACTCGTCCAACGGGGCGAAGTTTCGGGTGACGGTAAGACCCACCTACGTTAAAGGGTAGGACTCTCAGCGCGTGTGGATGTGTTTTGAGATACAGAACGGCGCTTGCCTGCGAGGCGTTCGCGCAAGACCACCGACAAATCGACGTCGCGCGTGTAAGCTTCCCGCCAGCACTCGTCGTAGAGTTCGGCTGGGAGCCTGAGCGAAACCATCTGCACGACGGCGGCGAGGCGTGGTCGCGCCATCAGGCTATTCCAATTAAATCCTCCCCCTGATAGAATCGGCCAACATGCCACCTTCTACCGCGAGGGATTTGACTGGACAACGGTTCGGCGTGCTCGTCGTGATTCAACGCGCGCCGGCCAACACGAGCGCAACGAAGCGCGCGCACTGGCTGTGCCGTTGCGACTGCGGAGTCGAGATCGTGAAACTCGGCAAGTACCTGATCTGCGGCGATACGCGGAGTTGCGGTTGCGTTCAGGCAGCGATGTGGTCTCGCGGTAATCCCAAGCACGGAGCAGTCATCGCCAGCACTGACTACCCGCGCGAGTATTCGATCTGGCGCAGCATGAAAAGCCGGTGCTACGTCGAGTCGTCGAGCAATTATCGGTTTTACGGCGCTCGCGGAGTCACCGTCTGCGATAGATGGCTGAACGATTTTCGCGCGTTCGTGGCTGACATGGGCCGATGTCCTGCCGACTTCACTATCGACCGCATTGACCCAACCGGAAACTACGAGCCCGCTAACTGTCGCTGGTTGTCGTGGGCCGAACAGCATCGCAATCTGAGGCGACACGCTAAGCCGCCTTCCGCTTCTTCTCGGCCTTCCTAGCCTCGACGCGCTTGACGTTCTCCTCCATCGTGGGAATACGCTCGCCGGTATCAGCCATTAATCGAAGCTCTTGGCTCTCAACAGCCAAGAAACTGTGACGACACGAATACCCACCGCCCGTCAGAAACACATCGGGCAGTTGGTCATTGTCCATCTCGTCAATCTCGCCGCGCGAGAACACCATCCCCACCCGCTCCAGGCAGAACGGCCGCGTTCGGTCGTCAATCGGCCCGACGAACAGGAACGGCTGGTCGTCGCCTAAGTCGTCCGTCGCCAGCGCCTCCACCTGACGCCCAAAGACCGAGACCTGCGTGTCGAATAGCGTCTGGACGTGTGGCACGTCACGGTCGAGCGCGTCGGCCAGGTCGGCCAGGATGTCCGCCGTCGGCCGCGGCGTGAACAGGTGTTGATTGAGCGACCGCCACAGCGCCGTCGCCACTTCGTCGCCCTGCTGGAACAGGTCGAAGGCGTGGACTTGCCGCAACGCCTCAACAATCGGCTCAATACGCCCACGCAACGCGCCCACGGTAGCCGCCTGCTTGTTCGACAAGACGAGCTCCAGCACGTCCTCGTGGGACACGCGCGTGATGTTCGCCACGAGCGCGTCGTACCCTGACCGCGCCAGCACATCGCGGATCTGCGCCTTGAGCGCAATCGTCTGGGCCGCCCTGACGAATGTGCCGCCATTCGCCGCGCCCGTCTTGAGCCGTTCGACGAGGCCCACGAGCGACCGCTCGGCATCGCGGAACACGAGCGCCAGCTCGGCAGCGAACGTGGCGGACAGTTCCTCACCCGTGATGGCCAGGTCTTCCGCAAGGCGAATCAGGCGATCGAGTTCGTTCATCCTGTGCTGTGCTGTCGAATAATCTCGGCAACGCCAAGCCGTGGCGATGCGTGCAGCAGCTTAGACAGCCGCTTCGCTCCGAAATACTGCCTGTCTGGCATCTTGCCGATCAGGTCGGCAAGGCGCACCTGACGATCCAGCACTTGCAGGTAGGCGTCCAGTTCGGCCCGCCTCTTGCCTTTACTGCCCATTGAACCTTCTTTTAGGAGCCTGTCAGCCAACCAGTCAGCAATACAGGACACCTCAAGGTAACGGTTGACCGAATCCACAACCATCGTCGATGCGTCTGGCATTTCCGCCAGAATCTCAGCCCTGCGTTCTGCTAACTGCTTCGCCGCGTTCTCTAGAACCTTGGCTTGAGTTAGGTTCGCACTGGCTCCGTGAACCATGCGAGCGGTGTTGCCCTTCAGCATCCCCCCGCATCTTGGGCAGTGGTTGCGCGAAGGGTCGCTGACTAAGAAATCGCGGCCTGATTTCTTACAGTTATTGCACTCTCGAACGGCTGGCTGAACCGTGACAAGGGCGTCCATCACTTGCCTCCAAGCGACGCAGGAAGTGCGCCCAATTCTTTCACCACCTCAAGCGTCGCATCGCCGCCGAGTTCCAGCGCCTTCGATATGGCTATCGCAATCGCGGCTCTGTTCGTCTGCGTCTGAAGAACGCGAGAATGAGCACTCATTGCGACGCCTCCGAGCTTAGCTTTCTGGTAGAACTTTGGATTATCTCCCTCGTACGAAAAATACTCGCGAATCCTCTTGGCGCCTTCTCGCGCCGCGTGTTCGACCTCTGATAGCGTTTCGTCAGAAAGACCCTTCATTTGATTAGCTCCCGATACCCCGGCTTGATTTATTACAGTGGAATTAGCACGCCGGTTGTGCTTGGTCCCATGTCTCTATGCCGCGTCAGGTTTCGGCATCCGCGGCGGCTTCGGCCCACCACCGCCCACGCGCATGGCCGTGGCTTCGAGCAACGCCTGCCGCTTGTCGGCTTCCGTCTCGACCGCCAAGGCGTCGATCTCCTTCGTGATGTCCGCCTTCATCTCCGGCGAGATGTTCGGCAGGTACGCAAACGCCGTGCGCTTCTTGATCTCCTTCGCCGCGGTGTCGCCCAGCTCCATGCCGATCATCTCTTTCGCCACCTTGGCGACGATCTCGAAGTCTGGATCTTCGAAGCTATCCGGGTACGAGATGGCCGCCTCGTCGCGTTCCATCGACTTTTCCCAGCGGTCAGGTCCGTCAATCGCGCGATACACCAGCTCCAGCACTTCCTCGTCCGCCTGCTGCAGCTCGTTCGCGTATGACGAGAGCGTGTTCTGCAGGTCTTGGCGCTTCAGCTTGAGCGACCCTACGGCCTCTGCGTCCTTCGAGTCCGATTCGTACGGCGCCGACGCCAGCCGGTAGATCATGCGGGCCAGTCGGTCCATGTGCTCGTGGTAGACGGCGACGTTCGTGCCCTCGGGGCTGAGGTACTGCGCCGCCTGCGTCGAGAACAGCACATTCGACGTGCCCGACTGCGCGCCGAGCAGATTCTGCTCGCGCTCGACGCTCGCGCCCTCGTGGACACCGATCGGCACGTTCAGGATGCCGAATGTCTGGTTGCGCAGCAGTTCGCGCACTTCGCTGATGAGGTTGTAGAGGTCGATGTACAGCGTCGGGTCGCCCATGACCGACTTCCCGATCACGGGCGTCAGGACGCGGCGCTTGGCGTACAGGAACACAATCGGCAAGCGCCCCATCCCGTGCGCGGCCTGGTCGAGCTGCTTGCCGTCCTTGTCGTAAAGCGTCCACTGCTCCTCGTCGACGACGCGCACGCGGAGATCGTCGGGTGTCATACGCTGGGCGAACGACTCGCGCGGGGCGGGTTCGAGCAGCTTGACCGCGATCACCTTCTGGTCTTCGTCCTCGAGCCAATCGATCACGTCGAGCGGGGTGTACCGATATAGCCGCGGCAACGCTTGGTCGGCCTTCGTGCCGGCCGCGGTGGGCGCCTTGTCGAGGAACAGGACCGCATGGGAGAACACGCCCGCCACGAGCCACGAGTCGCGCATAAAGGCGTCAATCGTCGTGCCCTTACCGTCGACGTCCTCGTACCAGTCCATCACCGTCGGGTTGCCCTCCGACGTCTTGAACGTGCGCGCGGGCGCCTTCTCGAACAGGGCGCCAATCACGGTGTCCATGATCGTCGACGCCAGATTCTCGTACCGCGCGATCTTGCGGCGCGCGATGAGCTTCGGGCTGGGGTTGCTTGGGTTGGGGTTCGGCCGCACACCGACCGCGCCTGTTGACGGGTCGGCCGACTTGATCGAGTGGTCGAGCCATTCGCGCGGGTGCGGCATGATGTACGGCCGCTCCGGCGACAGGAATCCGCCTGACCCCTCGTAGACATCGAGCGCCGCCGTCCACGTCTGCAGCCAGTGGTCGTACAGCGGGTGATGTATGACCATCGAGCCGTCTGATTCAGCCATGCGTTACCATCCAGGCAAGTCCATCTCGCCAAATCCGCGCTTGCGCCGCACGCTCTCGACCGCGTACCGCAAGGCGTCTATCGTGTGGTTCTTTGTGTCTTCCAGCTCAGGGATGATCGTGTCCGTGAGCGGGTCGGTCTTGTAGGCGTAGTGCGTCAGCTCGTCAATGACATGTGAGCAGCGCGGGTGGACGACGATGTCGAACGTCTGCAGGAAGTTGACGCCCTCGACGACGGAGCCTGGACCCTTCTTCGCCGCCATCAAACGCGGGTACCCGTGACGCTGGAGATACGAGATCGTCGCCGGGCTTTCCGAGTCGCCCGTGATTGTCCAGTGGCGGGCCATCGTCGGCCGTGACGGGTCCAGCGCGTCGAACAGCGCGGGCGTCTTGTCGATCTCGCAGCCAATCTGCCACGCTTCGCGGTCGATGTAGAGCGTGCGGTCTTTGATGAAGCACCGCACCAGTACGGTCGGGTCAATCGAGAAGCCCCAGTCGGCGCCCAAGTGGAACACGGCGTCCGATGGCGTCTCGAAGGCTTCTTCTTTCCAGTTGCGGAACACGCGCGCTTCCGCGTTGCGCTGGTAGTCGCCTTTCCAGACGTGCGCGTACTTCTCAGGGTCTCGCGCTCGGTCCCACTCCATCTCCTTGCGGAGGACGTTCGGGAACCACGGTAACTCGGTAAAGTTCGCCGTCACGAGCGCGGAGTCAGGCGGAGGCGCCCACGTCACGCCGGGCTTCCGGCTCGCCTTGCCGCAGAAGAAGTCATCGACAGGATCAGTCGGATAGCGCGGGTTCCACGAGAACCAAATCTCCGAGTGCGGCGCGCGAATCGTGGGCCGCAACAGGTCGAGGCTGCGCTGGCTGAACGTCTGCGCTTCTTCCACCCACGCGCCGTGATAGCCCTCCAGCGACTTGATCGACTCGGCGTTGTGGTTCTGCATGCCGATGAAGGCGATATGCCCAGACGCGCCGACTTCGATATGGGTGTTCAGCACGTTGAAGTACCGCCCCACGTCCATGCGTTGAATCGTGTCTTCGAGGAGCCGCTTGACCGACTGATCCAGCGTCTTTTGAATCTCGCGGACGCAGACCCAGCGCGTGTTCGGCTCCAGCAGAAAACGCTCGACGAGGAGTTCCGCAAAAAACCACGACTTACCCGAACCACGCCCGCCGCGAGCGCCTTTGTAGCGATGGGGCTCAAGGAGCGGCAGAAAAACACGCGGGGTGTCAATCCTGAGAGTCGCCGCCGTGGACATCCACCACCACGCGCTGGATCAGGCTCAACGCCGAGCCGTCGGGATTTTCTAGCGCGACGGTATCTTTCGGCTTGCCGTACCCGTATTCCATCAACCGCGTCACGACAGCGGCGTTGAGTTTGCCGCGCCGATAGTCCGTCACCATGCGGTTCCAGCCGACGGGATCTTCGATGAGCGTGCGCGCGAGTTGCTTGATCTCTAGTGACGCCTTGTTGACCGCGCCCTTCGGTCGGCCCATGCCCTTGCGTGTGAGGTTGTCGGCGCCTGCCACTATTGCGCCTGCAATTAACCAGCGACCGGCTGGAGCGCCACGCCGAGCGCGGTGTCCATGAGTTCGGGCAGTCGGGCGGCGAGTTTAGCGGCTTCTGGTTGCGAGAGGCTTAGGCTTAGCCGCGCTTCGCCTTGATTGTCGAAAGCCAGGCAGGTGCGGCCGTCTGAGAGGACCGCGACAAATGTGACAGGGTTCGCCCGCCGGGGAGCAGACGGCACGCCCTTAGTTTAGCACGGGAAGTGGTATGGCCTTGACTCCATACAACGGATTGTGGTTTACCGCTAATCCCCCATCGCTCACGCCTCCGTTGTGATTGGGTGTGGGCGTGGTCGCTTGCGGCACCTTCGCCGCGATTTATTCAGCCGCATGTATTCCTGAAACGACCGTTGCGCCTCGCGGTGTTGCTGAATTGCGATGTCCCGCTCCGTCTCGGCGGCGGTGGCGCGGGCCTCGGCCTGCTCGGCACGTTGCAGATTCTTGACAGCCGCTTCACACGCGGCCTGCACTATTCCAGGCTGCGCCTTGACCGTCAGCAAATCCAACCGAAGCGATGCGATGGCTTCGGTTAACCTCAAAAGCCGCTGGACATCGGTCAGGTTTGAGGTGCTCGTTGCTTCGTCCATGCGTTCAATTCGCGCCAGCGCGTCAATCGCGCCTAGGCGGTCAGTTGCCGCATCGCGTTCCTCAGTCAGCCGTGCCACGGTGGCGTCGGCCTCTTGCTTCTTCTCACACGCCCAATTTACATGCTGAAACAGGGCGAGCCCTAACGTGGCCGACGCAACCTGCTTCACTGACACGCCGCACAGCGGACAGTCAATCGCCTCGGCCTGCTCGATGGAGTCGGCGGCTTCGCGTGGGACGCGCCCGGAAATCGCCTCTGAAATCCTCGCACCCCACGCCACCCGCCGCGGTTCAGAGAACTCACGCGCCATCTGCCACGCGATAGCCTGAAGCGCGTCACGTTCCGTCTCGGCGGCAGTGGCGCGTTGTCGCAACATAATCACCGCATCTTCAGCGTGACCTGCATCGTCGTGGTCGTCGCCACTCGACAGGGAGCCGGTCTCACGATACGCACCAGCGGCACACGACCGCGCCTCGTCTAACTCAGCGGTCAGCCGTGCCACGGTGGCCTCAGCCTCTCGCGCTCGCTGAATCAGCACACTAATACGTCCGTCTCGGTCGTCAAGTGTGGCCTCAGCCTGCTCAATGGCGTCGGCAGCTTCGCGCATCGACGGCGAATAATACGGCTCGCGCAGTTCATCGGCTAATCGGCGCAACCGTGCGGCCAGCGTCTCGCCTGATTTGCCTGATCCTCCGCACGCTTCACACGGACCTGAGTAGGTTGCGCCGACAGGGCCAACTTCTCGATAACCCCGACCGTCACATCTCGCGCATTTTGTCTCGGTCATGGCGTGCCTTTCAAGGCGACCCACTCGGTCAGTAATCGCAGAATCAATGCCCGAACGCTGATGCCTTCACGCTTGCACGTTGATCGAACGTCGGCCCACAAGCCAGCTGGAATCTCATCGAGCAGGTATCGCTTGCCGCTCTCACCGTGAGGCTTGAACTCACGCGAGTAGCCACGCTTAATCGACATACTCGGTTTCTCCAACGTCGTCCCATTTGGCAATACGATCCTCTTCGACATACCACCCGACAACCTGCTTCTGCACGCGCGCCTGACCAAACGCCGACCTGTAAAGAATCCGCTTCGCTTTGGCCGTGGCTTGCTGGTGCGCCTTCGAGCCTCGAAACGCGAACCGCTCCACCGGGAAGCACCCAGGGTCAACATCCTCGCGTTCTTCTTCGCTCATAACCGCCCAACGCGATGGCACGACTTCAACCTCAGCCACCCAACGCTCAGCGCCGAACTCCTCATAGACCTTCTCAGGGTAGACCCACACGCGCATGTCTGACCTCCAAGATAGATCGTATCATACAATCATATGATTGTCAAATCATGGGATTTACGGCGTGCCTTTCAAGGCGAGGAGGTCGCGCAGCCAGCAGGCCGAGGGACGACGTGACGACTCGGGTGTGGTGCGGCGCGAGAGCGACGGTACGAGGCACCGACAAGGACACTCAAGCCGAACGCGCACCGCAGATGACGGGGCCGTGACCTGCCATGGCACGACGCCAAGGTACACTACTGATCGGTGACCGGTGCGGCACGACACACAATATCTTGCGTACGAGACCGCACCTTTGGTACATTCCGGCGCAAATTAAGATGTGGCCGCAGCCAATGAGTGCCCGCGCTTCAGGCCCGTCCGTTCGACGCAAGCGCTATACGCCGCCAGCAGCAGTTATAGAGACAACACTCGGGGCACTGGTTCTGGGTCGCAGAACCATGCGATCCGACAAGTCCACCGAACAGGAACTCGATAGCACGTTTGCTCAGTCGGACAGGCCGATCTGGTGCGCTGGTGATACGTCTCTGCTTTCCCGAAAATGCGTCGCAATCGTCGGCACTCGCAAGGTGTCCCCCGAAGGAGCCGCGCGAGCGCGAAGGCTGGCGAAGGAACTGGCCAGCACTGGCGTCGTCGTTATGTCTGGTCTCGCCCGTGGCATCGACACTGAGGCACTGACTGAAGCCATGGAGGCTGGCGGTTCGGTCGTTGCTGTGATCGGCACTCCGATCGATCAGGCCTATCCCATCGAGAACGCAGCGCTGCAGGAGACGATTTCCGAACGGCACTTGCTGATCTCGCAGTTCGCTCCTGGAAAACGAACGTTTCCAAGTCATTTTCCAGAAAGGAATCGGCTAATGGCTACGCTGAGCGATGCGACCGCGATCATTGAGGCTGGCGAGACGTCTGGAACGCTTCATCAGGCGGCGGAATGCGTCCGACTTGGACGATGGTTGTTTATTGCTAAGAGCGTGATGGACGACCCAACACTTGAGTGGCCCGCAAAATTCAAGGGCTACGACACAGTCCGAACCCTGACCCACACGTCGGATCTGCTCAGCGTTCTTCAGTCATAACACATCGCGGACATGTCGCTCCGCGCCGTCACGTTCTTCACGTACCGAACGCAAGGCGGCTCGCGTCCTTGGAGCAATGACGAACTCGGTGTTCTTCGCTTCGTAGAAGCACTGAAGGGCAAGACACTCAAGAATCGCCAGACCGTCAAGATCAACGGCGAGTCACGCCATCTCGGCGGATCAAGGACGCACACACGGCAATGGACCGGCTATCAGAATCGTCGCCAGTAGTGGCCGCACGTTCCAGCCGTGGCATCAGCGCCTCCAGCGCGGCGAGACGGTCGGCAGCGTCTACGAGCGCATCGCCTTGTGGGGTCCGGTGGAGTTCTTCAAACACCGGCACGAGATCACGTAGCTGTTGCGATAACTCGCCCAGTGTCGCCATCGTGCGCCCCCTCACCGGAGATTGATCGCGTCCTCGATACTTCGTACGGTCGCCACCGGCCAACCGTCGCCCATGAGCCGCATCTGCGCCCGCGTGTATTCACCCTTCGGCGCCTTCACCTCCACCATGCGAACGCCGTGCGCCGGGTGAAAGGCGATCAAATCCACGAATCCTGGCAGGGCATGAGTATCAGCCACTCGCCAGCCGAGACGCCGCAATGTCGCAATGACTTCGCGGTGATTCGCGTCCACCTTCGCCGCCCGCCTCATGCCGCGTCCTCCGTCGTCACCGCGTCCAGCGTGGCAATGGCCTCAGCGATTTCCTTTTCGCAGGCATAGCACCTGATGTGAATGGGAACCGCGTGCATACACGCGCCGGGAAACTGGCTGTACTGCGTCTCGCGCTCCACATAGGGCCACACGCCCACCCGCGTCACCGTCGCACCTCGCGCTTCACTCTGGCTTCGTCCATGCGCCGACGATGCGCCGCGCTCACGGGGTTGACGCCGTAACACGCGCACTGTTCGACGTAGGTGTGGGCGCCGTGCGCTTTCATGCGTCCACACGGGCGGATCGGTTCGCTGCTCTTGAGTTCGCCCGACGCCGGCCCAACGCCACGACACCGCAACGGCCGCCATCCAAACGGCTCATCCCAGCAGTCGCGGCAGAAGAACGTCGGTTCGTCTGGGTTCTCACGCGCCGGCATCGGCAGGAGCTTCGCCCCGGCCGCTCGTGCGGTGTCTTCACGCGCGAGCTGCGCGACGCGCTGGCGAATCGCGCCCACGGCTGGCACGACAGGCGCGTAGGCTTCGCGCGGTTCTAAGCCGAACGCTTCGCACGCACGCGCCACGAGCCCAGCGTCCAAGTCCACGAGAGCGCGCAAGTAGATGGGCGTCTGGTAGTCGTCAAACGTGCCG